GTAAGGGAGAGCTGTGGGATAAACTTTCAATTTATCTTCTTTCAACAACTTCTTTAATTCTTTTGTGTGTTTATATACCCTGTCTTGTGACGGAAACTTGTTAAAGTCAAAGTCTTTGTCGGCAAACTTAGATTTCATTATCTTATCAATTTCCTTACGTTGTTTTTTTGTAGGTGGTGTTGCAAGACCTATTCTACCCAATGACTCACTTTCCCATTCTTCTAGTTGATTATTAAATGTTTCTATGTCTTTTGGTGATGGAATGTATTTTGCTAGTTCTTTTTTAACTGTTTTTTTCATTGTGGTTAGTTGTATACGTTATAGAAAACTTCTGGGTGGATCTCTTTAAGAACCTCCACATATTTAATAATAGTAACGGCAGTACTAAATGAAGGAATGGTGTCTGTTACTGTATGAAAGCCATGCCCTTCTTCTGTGTAACTTGTTTCGTAGTAGTGTTCTACTGCTAGAAAGTCGCCGTCTTTATTGATGTATATATCTTCTATTTCTACATACTCTCTGATCTCCCCGTTTCTCTTCATTGTGTGAAGTTTATCTGTTACGATGTCGTAAATTTCATCGTTGTTGTACGCTGTACTGTTTATGAATGGTTGCATATAATTTATTTATTATTGCTTAGTTTTTAATATAGCTTTCTTTGCTATGAATACAGTATATCGTGCGTATAAGATGCAGTCAAGCAATCACTAATTGGCACCTGTGGATAGCCAAATAACCGCCTCCTTAAAGGTTTTTCCTTGTTGCTTCATGATAAAGTCAATGGTTGATCCGTGCGCTTGGCAAGAAAAGCAATAGTATGACCGTGGATATATGTGCATGGAGGCTACTTTGTCACTGTGGAACATACACTGTATCTTCCCTGAGTGTGACACTTTAACAAACTCTCTTATTTGTCTTTGTTTTGCCTGCTGTATAAGGTCTGGTGTTATTTGTCCTTTCTTATTTTTATGTGGGGATAGATACGCTAATTTTTGCCGTGACTCTTTTACGTTTATTTTGTTTCGTATGTCATCCATTAGTTGACGCTTGATTGAAGGAATTGCCGCCGGATAATCCTTAACAAGATCATACCAAGAGCGATACTCAGGTTTTTCATAGAATGATTGTAAGTAGTCCAAATGGTCGTGAGTAACTGTCTCAACAATAGTACCAAGTTGAGTAATTACTAACATCGTGAAGTCGTCTGTCTTTTTGTGGTAGTACAACATGTTATCTGAATGGATCATTCTCTAATTCTTTAGGAAATAATTTATATGTAGCTTCAGTCGGGTAGTATTTTCTCAAACGTTGCCCGTTGTCTTCTCTTCTTCTTTCTTGTTTAAGTTTAAGAATGTTAGTAATAATTGGCGGAATAATTGCGTTGTGTAGCTGATTAAATACCTGTCCCTCTTTTCCTTTACCAATAGCCAGGTCAAACACGTCTCTTACTGTAAAGCCATTTTCTTTTTCTTTGAATGTTGTGCTGATATACCAGTTAACGATTAATTCTTCTTCTACACGCTCAATGCGTCGTGATTCCTGTATCTCTCTTACCTTATCGGTATATAGCCCCTCATAGAGTGATTCCTTAAGTGTGATAGCGCGGTGGTAGGCTTCGGCATATAGTTGTTCCTTATTTTCTTTTAACCATTCCATGTTAACCTGACCATTACACTCAATAGGTAGCCAGCGTCTATTGCCAGTCTCGTCTTTTAAGTATCGATTGTCATTTGTTGTCATAGCAAACACACAGCGTCGTGGGTGCTCTTCTGTCTCGCGTCCGTATGGATTACGGTATACATCTACTTGTTGAGTAATGATACTCTTTAATAACTTCATGGACGATCTCTCTTGAATTTCCCCTTCCGAGAACTCAACGATCATTTTACCGCGCATAAGCATGAAAAAGTCTTTATCAGTAGGTGTTGTTACCATTTCTAGATGCCAATCCTCGTTCATTACATTCCCCAGCTCTTTAAGAGACGTTGACTTACCAACTCCTTGATCTCCTTCAAGGACTAGAACGTGGTCAAACTTACACCCTGGAACTATGACGCGCTTTATCATAGCTTTTAACCATTGAGAACCAAACGCCTTGTGTTCTTCTGTATCTTCTACATTATAGGTGGAGATAAGCCAACTATCTAGGCGTGGCGTACCGTCCCAAACAAGCGATTCAAAATAGTCTTTTGCTGGATCAAAAGAGTTTTCTTCACAATATTGAGTAGTCGCTGACACAATATACTCAGTAGATGCTGATATAAGAGCTTGGTGAGTGTAGCTATTAGCTAAAATGCTTTTGATTATGTTGTAATCATTATCTCTTACCGGGCGCCATGTGTGCCAGTCTAGTGTGGTTTCTTTACGCTCAAGCCACATATTATATCTAAATTTACCTTTTAACTGTGGGTCATGTCTTAGTGCTACTAATACATTTTCTTGACATCTGACAACTGTTTCGCCAAATGCTTTAGTAAACGTTGTAATAAAAGGTGCTTGATCAGGATCATAATCTATGATGTTTGTTGTAGTAATTATTTCTTGCATTGTTTTAACCTCCTATATGTTGCCTATCAGTCGCTTGACGGGCAACATATAAGATACGACTAGTTTTTTATAATATAATCTATCGATTATTTTTTGAGTGTATCATACTAGTTTTTATCGTGCATATAGATTTATCCACATATTTTGGTGGTACCACTGGAACCAAGGATGGGACCATCTCTTTTTAGGGTGGCGGTACCAGAAAAAGACTTATAGAAAAAGGGTAAAAACGACTGGAACCACTGGTACCACCTCTTTCTCTATAAAGAGTATGATATATATATATTCTCCATGGGAGCTCTATGGAACCCTTGGACCGGGCGGTACCAATGGTACCAAAAAAACAAAAACCCCTATAAATAAGGGTTTTTTGAAAATGTGGAACCAGTGGTACCACGAGGGTGTTTTTACCTACCTGATGGTATGTACTGGATTTCTATCTTAGCTCCGGGGATAATTTTACCGGTTTTAAGATCATCAAGTACTTTTTTCTCGTCTATAAGTAGGTACTCGCGTGGTATAAGTGACTCGTCACTTATTAGAAGAATTTGATGCTTTCTAAAACCAGACTTGTCTACCTCTTCAAGCTCTGATAGTTTTGTGATTGCGGTAATATCGTCATTGGTGTTTACAATAGCTTCTCTAGATGCTTCTAATTGCCTCATTTTGGCCGTCTGGTACTCTGTTAGCATTTTTGTGAGAGAAACTATAGCTCCATCGTATTTCTTTAACAGCGGGGCAAATTCAGCCCTACGCGCGGCAATGGCGTCTAGTAGTGGTCTACTGACTGTCTCTTTCTTTGCTTCTATTATTTTAAGATCACTTTTAAGCTTTGTTATTAATTCTTTAGCTGACTCAAAATCTTCTTCATTTGTAATTGTGTTTGGTATAATTATGTCGTGCATATAAGTAGTCTATCATTGTGCATATAAAAAACAAGTGATATAATGTTGATATGAATAGATCAGAGGCGAGAAGACTATATTGGTCTACCGTACCAAAGGAAGAAAGAACAATGCGTATGAGTAGAGCGGCGTCTATTCGGCACAGTTCTATGGATGAAAGTGAGAAAGAAAAACTAATTTTAATGCTACAAAATGCCAGGAGAAACAAAAGGAGTAACTAATCCACACGGGGCTAATCAATTTGTGCTTGATCCACGACAAGAGCTTTTTATTTCTTATTACCTTAATCCTGATAGTGATACTTGGAGTAATGCCTATCAGTCGGCATTAAAAGCAGGATATGCTGAAGAATATGCTAAAACAATAACAGCACAAGGCACTTCATGGTTCTCAGAATCTATAAGCGACCATTCTTTGATACTAAAAGCTACTAAAAACCTTGAATCGGCGCTTACAGGAGGTCTTGATGACCCTGAGAAGGGTGGTAAGCCATTACAAATGAGAGCAACTGAGTTTGCTTTGAAAGGACTACAAAAACAAAAGTGGTCTGATAGACAGGAGGTGACAGGGAAAGATGGTAAAGACCTTATACCTGAAACCGTAACAGAAGAAGAAAGAGCTCAAATTAAAGCACTACTAGGTAAATGATAAGCAAAGAAGCAATTGACATGATGCTTACTGGTACAGATAAGCAAAGAAGAATCCTTGCTGAGGAGTCTTTTGGATTGTTTGCAGTGTATTACTTTAGAGATTATTTTAAGTATGCATTAGCGCCGTACCACTTTGATATGATTGACTCTCTTGAAAAACTACAGGAGGGTAAAGAGATTAGAGAATTAGCTTTCATTATGTTTCGTGAGTCTGCAAAGACAACACTATCTAAGTTGTACATAATTTGGTTGATTACATTTAAGAAGAAGTTATATATAAACGTTGACTCTGCCGACAAAGAAAATGCTGAGCGTATATTATTTGATGTTGCGTATGAATTAAGTAACAATAAAAGAATTATTAAGGATTATGGTCTTTTATTTTCTCGTAAGAAGTCACAGGATGACATTAAACAAACGAAGATCAGTAACTTTATGACTGAGAACGGTATACGTGTTGAAGCTCACAGTACTCAAGAATCAATGCGTGGACGTATACACTTAAATCAACGCCCTGATTTCTTACTGTTAGATGATTTTGAAACGAACAAGACTAAGGATAGTGCAGCATATACCAAGCAAATCAGAGATCATATTTCTGAAGCTCTCGCTGGTATGAGTCCTGAAGCGTCTATTTTATATTTAGGAAACTATATTTCAGAATATGGTAATGTACAATTCTTAATTGATAGAGCTAAGAATGACCATAAAATAAAAATACTTAATGTGCCAGTGATTATTGATGGTCTGCCGGCATGGCCGTCTAAGTACGCGCTCACAGATGATGAAGCAACAGCAACTGGAAAAGTATCGATTGAAGATAAACAGAGACAACTTGGTCCTTATGTATTCTCATATGAAATGATGAATCAACCAGTAGACGAAGCACAAGCTGAGTTTAAGAAGGAATGGATGCAAAAAGCAACCGAAGATAGTATTGCCCATATGCAATTCAATACTTTTATCACAATAGATCCAGCTGCGTCTAAAAAAGAGCATGCAGACTTTACCGGTATATCAATTATAAGAGTCACTAAAGATAATAAGTGGTATGTAACCACACAACAACTTAAGAAGAACAGTGCTGAGCTGATTGATCACATGTTCTACCTAGTTAAAACATATAAACCTGAGTTGATAGGTATAGAAGAAACCACTTTTACACTTGCGGTACAACCTTTTCTAGAAGAAGAGATGGCTAAGCGTGGCGAGTGGTTTGTTGTCACCCCGCTCAAACATAATGGTAACAATAAGGAGCAGCGCATACGTGGATTGATCCCAAGGATGGCCAACAAGGGAATATTTTTCGTAGGAGACAATGATGCACTGTTCAATGAGATGCGCGTGTTCCCTCGCGGCATGAATGATGATGTTCTAGACTCACTTGCGTATGCTGAACAGGTGGCATACAAGCCGTATGACAGTAGAAATGATTATATTGAAGACGAAACAGTTGCTTTATACTCTTCTATAGGTTTATAATATAATTATGTCCACAGTCCCATATGAAACACGTGCAAAAATTATTAGTCAGGCGATAACTGAGATTGAATTTGCTCGCAATTACAAACAAAGTAAGGTAGGTAATTGGAAAATTAATGAAGATCTATATTATGGACGTAAAGTAAAAGGGACGGAAGCTCGCGCCAACGTAGACCTTGGCCAAATGTCTTCTTTTGTACATACAATTCTCTCCAAGATTGATAATCCACTTATATTTAAGTTTTCAAAAAAGAAAGACTCACAGTTAGACAGAGTAAAAAGACTTAATGCTATACGTGAAACTGATGCTGAGCGTGATAATTGGGACATTAAAGATATTGCCGGTAAGAAGCAAGGTGTTATATATGGTCGTGCTATTTATTCATACTATGCCGACTCAGAAGATGGCTATAGACCACATCTAGATAACATTGATGTTTATGATTTCTTGATTGATCCATCGGCTGGTGGTCTTGATATAGAAAAGGCTAAATACCTTGGTGATTATGGTGTTGTCTTATCACGAGAAGACATTAAAGAGGGAATTAAAAGTAAGAATTTCCTAAAAACTGAGTCTGAAAGATTACTAAATGGGTCTGGGAACAATACAGAAGTAAACCAAGAGGTTGTGAATAAGCAATCACGTACATACGCTACTGGAATCGCCACAGCCGAAAAGGAAATTACAGACAAAGATAAATTTAAGTTCTGGAGATGGGGGACCACATACGGAGGTAAAAGATATTTCCTACTATTATGTGAAGATGGAGCTACAGCTATCGAGGTTTGCGAGTTAAAAGATAAATTTGCAAAAGAAATGTGGTGGTACTGGTCATGGGCTGCGTTTATTGATCTTACAGAGTTTTGGACTCCATCATATTGTGACTATGTTCGTGACATTTTTATGGCACAAGCTATATCAATCAATCAAATGCTTGATAATGGTGAACAAATTACTAAACCACAGCGCCTTGTGAATGTTACAGCCATCGAAAACATGGCTGAGTTAAAGTACAGACGCGACGGTGTTATTAAGGTTAAGGGAGCCTTTGATATTAATAAAGCCTACCAGACTGTAAACGTTCCTTCTATCGATACACCTATCAAAGTGTTTCAAACACTTGAAAACATACAAGAAAAAGCGTCTGGTGTTACAGCGGCAGCACAAGGTTTAGCTGATAACGGATCAGGGGATAAAGTATCTATTTATGAGGGTAACCAAGCAGCGGTTGCTGATCGTTTTGGATTACTTAATAAGTCATACTCTTTTGGGTACAAGAGATTCGCTAATTTATATAAAAATGGAGTAGATGAGCACCTAGTAAAGAAAACAGCTGTAGACATTATCGGTCCGGAGGGTGTGAAAGTAGAATATGTTTCACGCAGAGACATTTTTAGAAAGAATGAAGACTTCGGCATCCTAGTTGAAGCATCTAATGCTGAGCTTGCACTATCAGAAGCGGAAAAGGAAATGAAAATGAAATTCCTAGCAGAACAAGCTGCGGCACAACCACCAGTACAAAATGCTAAGAAGGCGTATGAGATTGCAGCTGGAATTGCAGGATTTGATGATGAAACTATCAGACAACTACAAGACACATCAGATTACGGCAACGCTTCACTAATGGCTAAGGCTGAAAGAGACATTGAACTTTTATTGGATGGTGAAAAAGTTGAACCTAATCAAGCAGCAACCACAGCGTACAAGCAAAGAATTGTTGATTATCTTGTAAGTAATCAAGAAAGTTTGTCTATGGAGCAGTACAGAATGATCGTTGATTATGCGGAAAGTCTTAATGATATTATTGCTAGAAATATGGTTAGACAAGCTAATGAAATGTTATTCAACCAACAAATGGCACAGATGTCACAACCACTTCCATCAGTAGAGCAACCAGCGGGCCCAATGGGGGCAGTATAGAGCTAATTCTATACTTGAAATATATATGGTTTTTACATACACACACAATAAAAAGAAGGGGGTTATTGAAAAGCACGGATTTGTTCCAACGTTTACACTTGATGAGGTGAAGGAAAGTATAGAGTCTCATCAAAAAACACTGCGTGAACTAGTAGCAAATGCTGCGTATCATGAAGCTAAGATAAAAAACATTGAGGATAATCATGGTAAGGCAATTGCTAAACTAACGGATGAGCAACAGTTTGCTGTACATATGTACATGGAAGCTAAGATCAAACTAGGTGAACTTTACCCTAAAGTAAAAGCATTTAAGAAGCAGATCAAGGAAGATGAGGCCGAGGTAAAAGAAATTCTTAAGCAAATACCAGAACTAAATGACACCAAATAAAAAAGAGGTAATTGAAGACCTAAATAAGATTAAAGACGTTGTAATACTAGCTGAAACGGCGGGAGGTAAAGAACTTGCCGACACTCTTGTTGTTGATATAGTCGCGGATATAGTAAAAATTGTAGAGGGAAGAGAGTTTTTGACACATTATCAATACATAACAATGGCTTCAGACATTAAAGCAAAGTTAGACGTACTTAAAGTGCTCAAAAAAGCACCAGCTAATGAAGCATATCTTAAAGAATTACTAAAAGAAATTCTTGACGCGGAAGCACTAACAAAATAGTGCTGTGCGTACAGCATAACGATTGACGAAACCCCCACTCGCCGTCATTATGTTGTACATACAACATTATAGTTATATAATAATTGTATAGACGGAGGTCTATAAACTTTTATACGCTTAGACAGCGGCAATAATGTCTAGTTGTGCATCAACTTAAAAATGTTATTTTCATGCCTGAACAAGACATAAACACTCCAGTTGCGGAGGCGCCTGCAACACCTGAGCCAACAGTAGTACAAACAATTAGCGAGGTCCTAGAAGTTCCAGTTGAAAAACAACCTAATCACATACCGGAAAGCGCTTTTCTAAAAGAAAAGATGGCTCGCAAGGATGCTGAAAAAAGGATTAAGGAGCTTGAAGCTAAAATCCGAGCAGATGATGCTCCCCGTAGTGAAGTATCAGAGGATATAGCTTCGATCGCTAAAGAGTTCGATATTGACCCAACCTTTCTAGATAAGCTTGAGAAATCAATTCGCTCTAAAACAGAAAAGGAAATTGAATCAAAATTCAAACCGATGGAGGAAAAAGAAAGGCAAGCGGCAATTGACAAAGCCTTTGATACTCATTACAGCGCAGCGATTGAATCAATGCCAGAGTTTAAGGAAGTTGTTAACCCAGCCGTTATAAAAGCACTTTCAATGCTACCTCAAAATGGTAACAAAACGTTTACTCAACTTATTGAGGAAACCTATGGTAACGCTATCACTGGAAAGCGCACTATAGTATCAACAACACCAGGAGGAGGGAAGGATCCTCAACCATTAGATTACCAACGTGCTCAGAGAGACAAGGCATATTTCAATGAAATCATGCAAGATCCAAAGAGAAAAGCAGAATATAATAATATTATGCTACACAGTGGGTTCTAGTAGTAAAATCTAAATGGGGGGTTATTAGTTTCTAATTTAACCCTAAAAACATGGCATTAACAGATTTTCGTCCTGAATTCGATAACGCATATCAGGAAGTGTTCCAGAAGACATTAGTAGCAAAAGACATCATGAATACTCGTTTCGAGTCAACTCTTCGTTTCGGAGAGTCAGTAGAACGTGTTGCTTATGACATGTCAGGTGTGCAAGTTCGCTCAGTAACTCGTGGTTCAGCATCAACTATTGATACTGTAACTGATAGTTCAGAGCTTCTTACAATCAACCTTGAAAAGGAAGCAGCTTTCCACATTTCAGACGGTGAAGCTAAACAAGCTGGTCCACTTAACCCTGGACAAGTTATTGGTAAGCAAATCGGACGTAAAGTGGCTCTTGACCTTGACGGTCGTTGTTTCGCAGAAGTTCGTAACGCTTCTTACGCATTTGATAATGGTGACCTTACAACTGGTACTTCATCAGGTACAGCGATCACTCTTTCAAGTATAACTGTTCCACAAATGACATCACGTATGTCAGCAAAGCTCCGCAATAAGAATAACCAAGAGGTTATGACTAACATGGTTCTTGTTGTTGACTCATACGCTGCGTCAGATGTTACACAGTACCTACTTGGTAAGAACATTGACCTTGCTGGCTCAGTATTTAAGAACGGTTATACAGGTGACGTTAACAACGCGCAGCTTTACATTTCAGAAAACCTTTCTGGTGAAGCTACTCTTGTGTCAACTGGTACTTTCTCAGATGGAGATACAGTAACTATCAACGGTGTTGTATTCACAATGAAGACAGTTCTCGGTGCTACACCTGGAAACGTTTTGATTGGTGCTGCTGCAACTAACTCTATTACCAACCTTACAGCTCTTATCAATGCCCCTACAACTACAACTGCACAGGGTGTTGCTTTGACAAGTACTTCTGATCTTGAGATCATCGGTAAGATTACAGCTACTGCTACATCAGCAACTGTTATGACAATCGTTGGTACAGGAACAGGAAGACTTACTCTTACTAAGAGTGCTGCAAACTGGACTTGGGCTACTAACTTCCTACACTGCTACTTCGGTAAGAAGGGTGCTATTGACCTCGTTGTTCAGGATATGAAGGAAGTAGAAATGCGTCCTACAGCAGATCGTCGTGGTACAAACGTATTCTCTTCATACCTTGCTGGTATTAAGACATTCTCTGACGGAGCTAAGAAGTTCCTTGATGTGAAGATTCTAGTTGCATAGTTATGCTTCTACTCAGCTCTTCTATATGGAGAGTTGGGATAGCAGTCTAATTAATGCTAATATATATATATGACCTCCGACGTAGTAATTACACAATTTGAGTTGCAAGTATCAGATATTACTGAATTATCAACTAGTGAAGAATTTGTCGTCCTTAATCGTGTATATAATAAAATATGTAATTTTAGACCATGGGAATTCTTAAAAACAAGCGCGTCTGGGTCAATTCTTTCAGATGTTGACGGGTATTACATAACAGCTCCGGATGATTTTGCTTACTTTGCAAATAATCATAACAACACAGAAGATTACATTAGTACAGAGACCCCAAAAGTTATCTTTATCGGTTCAAATTACGAACCGTATACCATTGTAAACTGGTCAGACCGTAGACAATATAGAAATAAAGCAGGTTATGCTTATTATGATATTGTGAACAGCCAAATACGCTTAACAGGATCAACCATTTCCGGTAGTACATATGAATTTGACTACATAAAGACACCTACAACACTAATAAGTGGACTTACCCCTATATTTCCTGCTCGTTTTCATGACATTCTTGTTTACGGCATGGCTGTTGATGATGCAATTATTCAACTATCACCAAAAGCTACAAGTTATGCTCAAGAAAATCAGGCAAAGTATCAATCTATATTAGATGATATGTCTTATTGGAATGCTAACCTTTTGATGAACTAGTATGGCAGATAAAGCTATATCACTATTCAAATCAGGTATACATAACATCCTTGATGAAGAGATTATTCCTGAAGATGCTGCAAGTTATTCTTTTAATTGGTATACAAGAGACGGAAGAATTAAACTAATTCCAGGAAAAGAACTAATTGGTGCTTCTGGCGCTGCAGGTAAAATTACTGGAGAAATTTTTGGATACAAAACAAATGGATCTAAAATACACTGGAGAAAAAAAGGTACAAAAATACAGTATCTTAACGGGTCAACATGGACGGATACAGTAACCGGCTTAACAGAGACAGCTGATTATGCGTTTTCTAACTACTCTTCATTAGCCGGAGCATTTACTTTTGCTACTGGCGTAGATGGTATTTTCAAAATGAATAATGCTAGTCCACAAAGCTATAACAATATGACTGTTGCTCATAAAGGGCTCTCTTTTATCGATAAAGGAAGAATGATTTTGTGGGATAATGTCAACAATAAGACAAACCTATACGGGTCAAGATCAGATAGACAAGATACACTCGCTGGGTATTATACAAGCGTCTCTGGAGAAGCAACAACATCTCTTACAGGAACATTGGCTTTTAAGGCCGGAGGGGCAACAAGAAATTGTTTCAATGTGGATATTACCATAACAGCTAGTGGACAAGTATTTAGTGATACGGGATTGGGTACACTGGTTGGTTCTTTAGGAGGAACAGGTACAATCAATTACATGACAGGAGCATATACACTTTCTGCCGCCGGTGTGGGTACTGCTTCTTATCAATGGGAGGATTCAAACACTAACGGACTTACTGATTTTACATATTCAGCAACACGTTTAGCCGACGAAGGATTCTTAATTCCACAAGACTTAGGTGGTGATCCGATATTAAACGTACTTATCGGGCAAGATGGGGCGTACTATTCAATAAAAAACAATTCTATATATCAACTCACAATTGATAGCGGGGATCTTATTTTTAATAACGAAGTATATAGACGTGACTTAGGTGTGAGTTCTTACAGAAGCGCTATTTCAATGCAGTACGGAATTATTTTCATGAACACAGCAAACGAGGAGCGCCCAGAGATGACCATATTAGAGAAGAATCCTATTGGTGGACAAGTCACACCAAAGGCTCTATTCACACAGTTTCGATTTTCTAATTACAATTATGATGATTGTACAATCGACACATATGATAAGTATGTAATCGTCGCGTGTAAGACACTAAACGCAGTAACAAATGACACAATTCTTTTATGCGACATCGAAAATAAGACAGTAGACGTTACAAAATATGCAGGACGCACGTTTGCAAAGTCTGATGGTGATTTATACATGGGGTCATCTATTGTTGAATCGGTATATAAACTTTTCAATGGCTTTGACGACGATGGAAGTACTATTGATAACGAGTGGATCGGTAAAGGAGAGATGTGGAACAGTGAAAAGCTGAAAAAATATAGAAAAATAAGGCTTTTGGGGCAAATTAGCGCTGATCAGGGTTATGAAGTGTATGTAAATTATGATAATTCTGGAAAGCAATTAGTGGGTACGGTACTTGGTAGTGGTAGTTATGTTGACTATTCATCGCCTCAATCAATAGGGGCTAACCTTATTGGAGAGGCGCAAATTGGTGGAGATGACGTTGGGGAAGTATATAATTACTTCTGTGAAATAAGATTGAAGAAAGTGCCAAAGTTTAGAAAAAGACAAGTATCTTTTATGGCTATTGGTATTGGTTATGTAGACATAAATAGCCAGTTAGATTTAGATATAGAAGAGTATGAAGGCAAGATTCCTTCACGCTTTAGACAAAAGCAAAATGTTTCTTTGAGTGGAACTCAAACAGATTTGGATAATCCTGATTACTAACTTATAATTAATATATATGGCAACATTAACAGCAAAAATAGCAGCTGACTTCACAACAATTTTAGCTTCTGAATTATCAGTCGGGGGAACAACCGCAACATTGTCATCAGCAACCGACGATGATGGAGTAGCATTACCGGCGGGTCGTTACTTTTTTACTCTTGATGGAGCAAACTCTGGTAAGGAACACATTTCTTGCGATCTAAGTGGCACAGCACTAACTAACATTAAAACTGTATCACGTCAAGGTGTAGAGACAGCCGGAGCCCTACGTAAACACAGAATTGGAGCATCTGTTTCAATCACAGATTTTGCTCACATCCTACAGATCAATAATCTTGTCAATGGTACCACTGATTTTAATGGTTCTGATCCTTTAAAATATGACACAGATCCTACAATTAGTGATGATAAGCATTTTGCAACAAAGAAATATGTGGATGATACGGCTATTGCTGGAGCGGCTAAAGCTACGGAGGCTGTTTATGGTATAACAAGACTTTCAACTGCTGCAGTCTCAGCCGTTGCACCTATTGCCGTCGGGGATAATGATCCTCGTTTACCAACACAAGCAGAGAATGATGCTCTGGTGGGGAACAATACTGATGTTGCAGTGGGAACAGGTAACAAATTCGTTACTCAAACAGGTTTACAACACAACGCAGAAAAATACGCAGCAGACGCAGGATCTAACGATACATACGTTATTACTCTTTCACCGGCACCGACTTCTTATACAAATGGAATGGTTGTTTACTTCAAAGCAAACACAATCAACACAGGTGCAGCAACGCTAAACGTAAACGGTCTAGGTGCCAAGACAATCGTAAAAGGTGTTAACACAACACTATCTGACGGTAATATTTTAGCCGGGCAATTCTGCATGGTAATTTATGATGGCACAAATTTTGTTTTACAGAATCCAACACCAACACTTGGAGCCAAGACCGTTACAACTACATATGATCTTTCAACAGTATCAGGTACCGTAAACCTAGCGCACGGATGTCCAACAACACCATATTTAGTGGAGTTTTCTTATTCTATGGACTCAACATCTGGAACACCTTGGGTAAGTTTTGGTACTGGTGCGTATGATGGAACAACAAATACTGCACAATATACAATAATTAGTGAAGCTGGAGCATTTCAATCAGCGACTGTTGCTACCGGTATTGCTATAAATTTTACTGGTAACAACACTGGAGCAAAACAGGAGGCAGTAATCACTTTAACTTCTACAAACATTGTATTTACATGGACAAAAACCAGTACTCCAGCGGGCACTGGATATATAAAATGTGTAGCACATTATAACGCTTAATCTATATGGACTTTTTAACAAACAAAAACCCAGTTAATATTAATCAAGCTGTAGCAAGCGGTGGTTTGACCATAGATCCAAGAACAAGTATGCAATTTCCTATGATTCCAGGAGCTACACTTAACGCACCAAAACCAGTGGTAACACAAAAGGCTGTAGCACCAACAATAAATAGTACTTATAAGGCACCGCAAGTTCCAACTCCGACTACAACCGCGCCACAGGTTCCGACTCCAAAAGCACCAGCTGGCCTAGGTGGGATGACCGGCACTATTGCAGATGCTTATGGGAATCTAAGTGTAGAAGAATACCTAAAAAAGAGAGAAGAAGAAAGAAATGCCGGACTTGCAGCAGAAAAAGCTAGTCTAGCTGATGAGATGCAGCGCCAAATTAATGCAAGTAATGCACTATATGCCAACAAATTAAAAGAGGCTAAAATGGCCGGAGAAGCCAGAATTGGGGGCACCCGAGCAAGAGAGAGAAATAGAGGTACGCTTGGAAGTAACGTGGCAAGTGCTGCGGTGGATAATCAATCAATGGCAGAGCAAGACATATATGGAGCGATTGAGCAGGAGCGAGCTGCAGCTGAGGCGGCTGTTCGTTCAGGAATTGCTAGTCTTGCAAAATCATACTACGAAGATAAAAGAGCGGCGGTAGAATCTGACTACAAAGAAAGAATCGCCTTTGAGAAGAATAAAGAAGCATACGGAGATACACAGGCGGAACAAGCGGCGCAATTTTTGATTGCTAATAACTCTAATCCAGATATGATTACTGAAAAAGAAGCAAAAGACGCTGGGACAACTCTCGCAAAAGTTAAAAAAGCATTCTTATTAAAGAAGTATGAGACAACCCAAGCAGAAGCAAAGAGGAAGCAGGCACTAGAGGATGATCTCGCAAAAGAATTAGCTAAACCAGTTAACCTTGCAGAAGGAGGACGACTTGTTGATCCTAAAACAGGAAAACTAATTGCATATAATCCTAAAACATTTGCTCCAAAGGACGGTGAAACTACTTCAGGGATTGTTTCCCCACGTGAATCATCTATAAAATTAAATAATTTAATAAACACAACAAAGGAAGCAATTGGATTATCAAGCGCTGCCGGGACCAGTGGAATAATGAGAGGTTTAGGAGATACTTTTGTGGGCGACACAGACTTCAGACAACTTGAAGCGCTAACAGATTCAATTAGAACTAACTTACTAACACTAAATACTGATCCGGCTGTTAAAAAATTCTTTGGTCCACAAATGTCTAATAACGACGTTACATTAATGATGTCAGCGGCGACCCCACTTAACGTGCAAAAAATGACACCAAAGCAAGTAGAAGATTATGTTACACAAGCACAAGATGTGTTTGTTAGAGCAAAAAGGGCTGTAGATCAAGCCGGAGGTTCAACTGTAGCTCAACCACCAGCGACACAACCAACAACTATTACCAAATTAATTAATGGAGTACCAACCGTACTTGTAAAACAAGCGGACGGTAAGTATTATCCGCAAAAATAACTTATGGCAGGATATACACTTGATGAAGTAAACTCTTTCCCAGATGCACCAACTCAAGCAAGTGGTGGATATTCTTTTGATGAAGTAAATGCCCTACCAGATGCTCCAGCACCAGAAGAACCTGGGCTATTGCGTTCGTTTGCTAAAGCGGTTGCTGACCCACTTTCAAAAATTGGAGGAAGTGCAGCGAAAGCCGTACTACCATCTTTCATGGAGGGTAGTCTTGCTACTGGTAAAGCACAAAGCGTTTTTGGTGGTGATGTTAACCTTGTGGGGTATAAAGATGGTCGAGAGTTACAAGGATCTGAATTTGCTAAGGACCTAGGAGGAACCATTCTTGAGGGGGCATCATACTTACCTGTGGGGCGTGTTGCGGTGGGAGGTACTAAATTGCTTGGTAAAGCATTACTAACTAAAGGAGCCCTACAAAATGTACCTAAGCTTGGGTCACTCGCTGCTGAAGGAGCTCTCGGAGGAGGACTTGTGGGAACTGGATCTGCTTTACAACGAAACGAAGACCTCAGTACAAGCTTACAAGAAGGGGCTGTTAGTGCTGGAGTCGGTGCTATTGCAGCGCCAATAATTGGTGGAGTGGCACCTAAAATTGCTTCTTCTGCCAGAAAAGTCATCCCAGAACTAATGACGAAAGAGGGCAGACTTGCAAGAAATATAAATAAAAGAGAAAAGGATATATATGATATTGAGACAGGTTATACAAAACTTAACCAGAAGAATGCTTACAAAGAAGATGCTAGAAATGAATCACGAAGTCGTATTGCAAATACGGATGTGCTTGTTAATTCCGTTGATACTGATGGAAAAATAACTACAAAAGCAAAAGGAGGAGCTATTGATCAGTATAAAGCTCAGACAATTGATGGAAGAGAGAGTGTTGTAAAAGATTTACTTAAAGCTGAAGGAAAACTTATAAATATAAATGACGTAGCTAAGTATCTTGAAAAGACAATTCTAGCAGATGAAAAACTTGCGGGTGGTAGTCTTGAAAGTGCTTACTCAAGAATTAACTCAACCGTAAAAGGGTTAGAGCGCAAAGCTGATGCTAATGGTAATATCCCACTTGACCTACTTCATAGCGCTAAGATTTCAGAAACAGCAAACATAAATTACAGTGTTCCATCTTCAAAAGCTGAAGCAAAAGCGGTTGCTCGTGGCCTTAAAGAAATTATTGAAAATACTTCTGATCAAAACATTAAAGAAATTAATGATGAACTTGCTAAGTATTACTCTGATATAGAAATGTTGGCTGATCTCGATGGTAAAAAAGTAAAGGGCGGAAAACTTGGAAAGTACTTTGCAACAGGATCAGGGAATATAATAGGGGCATTGGCTGGCAATGCTGTCGGAGGACCTTTTGGTGGAGCTGTAGGAGCAGCAGTTGGTGGAGAAATATCGGGAAGAATTTTAGGTAGTCAAATGGCTAACACTTTTGGTAAGGCTCTCGGCAAAACAGTAGAAAAATCAACGGTTTTACAAAAAGCACAAGAAAATGTGGCTAAATTGCCACTAAGACTACCGGCACCTAAATTTGGACGTGATTATATACCTACTCAAGAATACAATCGCGGTAATCCAAATATTAAATATAATACTACCAATACTAGAAATAAGATAACCACACCTAACAGCCTACTCCACACGAACAACACTGTCAATAAGGAGGTTGTTGATAACTTGGATCATTTAAGCGAGAAAGATAAGGCTACTGTTGAGCAATGGCTTAACAAAAACCCAGATGAAACAGAGAGACAACTATATAATGCAGCAAAGCAACTAAAAGAACTCTATGATCGTATGTATGAGGATGGGGTTGAAAAATATCGTGGGATTATTAAATATATAGAGGGTGGTTCTAGAAATAAATTCGGGGTATTACCTGAGATGGGTGTTAGTAGTGGTAAAAACTCCAACGGTAGATATTTAGCAAAAGGTGGAGCGCCACTAGAATTTCAAAAAAGAGGGGATACTTTTCTTGAAGAGAAAGGATTTAAGGATAAAGAAGAAGCTCAAAACTTTATTGATAATTTCCAGAAAACAATAGAACAAAGAGATCTTGCTAAAAAAGATTTAGAATCTTTTAGAAATCCTGCGCTTAAAAATTCATATGGATTCGTAGCCGGTTTTCAAGTAGATGAAGATGGTAATGTTAAATTCAGCCCAGAAATGGCCGTACTCGGAGCCGTCGGCGGTAACCTTGCTAGTAAAATTAATAAAGATACAGTTGGTAAGGTGGTAAAAGCAACTTTACCAAAAGTATATAAAGAAACAGGAGACCTAACTACAAAGATACTCAAGTCTCTTGAGGGAAAAGCAACTGTATCAAAGCAGTTTATTCTTGACGCAACAAACAGAGGAGAGCTAAAACAAACAGAGCGTGATCTTGTGCGTAAGATAGCTGAGACAGAAGGTAACGTAGTAGATGTAGCCAAGTTCGCTGATAAAGTTAAGGCGGAATTATTACCTTTAACTGTTAAAAATCAAAAAGTTACTGTGGCACAAGCTAAAAGTCAGCTCAAAAACATGGGGTATACTATCGAAAAAGAAATGGATGGTGGTGCGTCTATTTTAGACAAAAATGGAGATTATGTTGAGTACGATAAAATGACACCAGAAGCTAAAAAATTAGTGGATCGAGTTTTTGGAACAGCAGAAACTTATGACCAAATTGGTGGCAATAAATATGAAAGTATTGCGTTACCAGATGAATTACGCGGTAAAGTCAAAAACTATAAAGAAAACATTTATGAGTCTCCAATAAAAACCTCAGCAGGTTCTACTCATTTTGGTGGTCAAACAGACAACTATTTCGGCCATACTCGCATAGAAGATATGGCAGACAATAAGACACGTCGTGTAATTGAAGTCCAGAGTGATTTGTATCAGAAGGGGAATTTAGAAAGGGAATTACCAGTTACAGGCTCTGAAAGTAGATTTTTAGATGGTGCTGACGCGCAAAGATTAAGATATATAAATGGAAGAATGCAAAGTATGGAGCATGCTGTAAATGGAAAAGATTATCTGGATGAGTACAAACAACTCAAAAGTGAGGCCGAAGCACTTAGGGCAAAAAATAATGCAAAAGAATCAGAAGTACTTGGTAAAAGAAAAAAAGAAATTGCTCCTCTAATGCAATACAACGACCCTACAGCACACTTCCGCATGATACGAGAAGAAATAAAGAAAGCGGCAGAAGACGGTAAAACTAAACTGCAATTTCCTACAGGGGAGACAGCGATGAAGATAGAGGGGTTGGGTAGTCAAGATAATTGGTCAGTCATGCCTGATACACAGATTAGAAGCGCAAGTGCTGAAAAACTTACAAAAGACAATCTTGCGGTTGGAAAAGAAGTCTACTTAACTAATGATGCTGGTGATAACTGGATAATTACCGACGTACTTGGAGATGGTAAATTTAAGGCAACGCCAAAAACACAATGGGAAAAATATAATTGGAAAGTTGATTTTAAGACCGCATACGACAGACTATATGTTTATAGACCAGATACTGTTGAAACTTTCGACGTCTCAGGTAAAGTGGACTCTAACAACCCTATCTACAAGTTTTATAACAAGGAAGTACGTAATTACCTAAACAAGTTTGGTGGTAAGGAGGTGGTAGACGATAAGGGCGTGTCTTGGATTGAAATACCGATAAATAAAGAGCAGGGTAATATGCCGGTGGAGGCTTTTGGGATCATTGGTGCCGCTGGTTTAGGTGCTGCGGCAACCGGAAGTAAAGAAGCTAATGCTGAAAGTAACTTTGATTGGGAAACTAAAACAGAGAAAACTGGCATCTTTAAGCGTGGTCAAAAATTTGAGCGTAAGGATATAACACATCCTGAAAATGTAAAGAAATTTGAAGAACTTTATAAGAAAAATGTACCAAAAGAGGTACAAGATATGCTAGATGCAGTAGCATACACTGAATCTAAGAGTGGTCAGTATCGTGTGCATGAAAAAGATCAAAAAGATGGCAGTGACTCTGTTGGTTTATTACACATGGGTCAAAAAGCGCTCGATGAGTTTAATAAAAGAAAGGAATCTTTTGGGTATACTGGACCAGACTTAAAAATAAAAGATCTTAAAGAAAAAGAAGCAGATATTATACAGAAGTATGTTCAGGGTATGCGTATTTTACGTGATATGAAAGTCAATGGTAGAAGTTTATATAATGCTACTACTTTTATTCAGAACCCAGGAGAAGAAAATTATGGCAAAAAAGTTATTAAAAAATACGAGAATAAGCTATAATTAAACTATATATGCCACCAGAAAATTTAGATCCTCTACTTATTCAAAATGATGAGCGCCACGAAACTCTAAAAAGTATCGATAGAACCAGTGAACACCAGCTCATGAAGCAGGATGAAATATCTGAAGGTATTAAAGATCTCAACCTTACTGCTGAGCAACTCTTAATGCAAGGAGATGAGCAGAAGAATCAGACATTTGAAATAGAAGCTAATGATGCAAACTCACTTGCGCTATGGAACTTACTTCGTGGACCTAAAGGTAACAAGGGAGACAAAGGGGATAAGGGGGATAAAGGGGATAACGCTTTCCATAACATAGAAGAAGCTATTGACAATATTAAAAATGATGTTGATTTTCAAAATGTAATAAAAGGTGATAAAGGTGATAAAGGAGATCAGGGCGAACGAGGAATAGATGGTCGTGACGGCCTAGACGGCGTGGATGGCTTAAACGGAGCAGATGGGGCCATGGGAATACAAGGTATTCAGGGTGAGAGAGGTGAACGTGGACCTAAAGGAGAGCGCGGTCTTCGTGGTTTTAAGGGCGATCCTGGGCGTGATGGTAAAGATATTGACCCACAAATCATTAAAGAAGTGATGGAAAAAGCAGACTTTGCTGTATCAAGATCATCTAAAACGGTGTCTCTTTCAGAGCTTGATGACGTAAACTTATCAGGACTAACACAAACTAACGGTAAATATAATCTAGGTAGTGGAGGCACTGGAGGTGGGCAAGTAAATACAGTAGTAGCTGGTACTGGAATAACAGTAAACTCTGTGGACCCTATCAATCCTATTATAACTAACTCAGCACCAGATCAAACAGTGTCAATTACAGCCGGTACAAACATTACATCTGTAACAGGTACATACCCTAACTTTACAATTAATGCTGCAACACAATCAGGTGGTGACGTATCGAAAGTGGGAACACCCGTAAATAATCAAATTGGTGTGTGGACTGGTGATGGAACGATTGAGGGAGATGCGTCGCTAACTTTCGACACAACAACAGACACACTAGCAGTTGCCGCATCGGGTAAAATTGCTATGGGGGGAGTTAACATTATTGACGATACGGCAGGAACTACTACACTTTCAAATATTGACGCTATTGATGCCACAACTGAATCTACAATCGAAGCAGCGATCGATACACTAGCAAACTTAACGTCTATTCAAGGAAGAACTGTTACTCTTGCAGATGCCGGAGCAGACGCTCTTCTTGGATGGGATGACTCGGCCTCAGCTTACCAAAACCTATCCGCGGCAGACGCTAAAACAGCCCTTGCCCTAACCAAGAGTGATGTTGGTCTTGGTAACGTAACAAACGATGCTCAACTACCGCTTTCTGGTGGTACGATGACGGGCAACATTACTCTTGGAGAAAACACATCTATTGACCTTGACCCAGCAGGAAGTGCTGACGGTAAGTATTCAGGCATTTGTATTACAGGTACAGCAGGAACAACTCTAGCCTTTGGAGATTTAATATATCTTGCGGTTGCTGATTCACGCTGGGAACTAACTGACGCAGACGCTACCGCTACAGCAGGAACACCACTTATAGGAATGTGTGTTTTAGCTGCGGCTGGTGACGGTAACGCAACCAAGATTCTATTACAAGGAACAATCAGAGCAGATTCTAAGTTCCCAGCATTAACAGTGGGTGCTCCTGCATATGTAGGAGAAACTGCTGGGGCAATTCAAACAGCAATACCAACAGGTGCGGATAACGTAATTCGTGTTGTTGGTAGAGCATTAACAGCAGATGAGCTTTACTTCTGCCCAAGTCAGGACCATCAAATTACAGTAGCATAATATGGCAGGATATTTTGCAGAACTAAAAGATAATATCGTACAAAGAGTAATAAGCTCTGAGACAAAGGAATGGTGTGAGACAACACTTGGTGGTGAATGGGTTCAAACGTATTACGCAACAGAGGGCAAGAATTACGCCGGTATAGGATATAAGTATGTTCCCGAAGCTGACAATTTCTGCTCACCTCAACCATACCCTTCTTGGACTATGGGTGATGATTGTAAATGGTATGCACCAACTCCACAACCAACAGATGGGCAATTTTATGTATGGAATGAAGAAAACTTAGTCTGGGATTTAATTAACGCATAATATATGGCAACAGTAGAAACATTAGTAGTAGCAGGCGGTGGAGGAGGAGGATTTAACCTTGCAGGAGGTGGAGGAGCTGGTGGATATCAAGCCAATGCTTCTTTTACCGTTACCCCACAAGCATATACCATCACCGTAGGTGCTGGTGGTACTGGAAGTACGTCATCTAACAACGTAAAAGGTGGTGACGGTACTGATTCTGTTTTTGATTCAATAACAGCAACGGGCGGAGGTGGGGGTGGCTCTTTAAGTAACATCGCTGGTTCAAATGGTGGTTCAGGAGGTGGAGGAGCTGGTGGTTTTAATACTGGTACTGGTGGTACTGGCGGTACTGGTTCGCAGGGTAATAACGGTGGTGCAGGAGCTAGTGGTAGCTCAAGTACTTTACTAGCTGGTGGAGGTGGAGGTGGTTCGGGTGCAACTGGTTCTGCTGGCTCTGGTACAACAGTCGGTGGTAATGGAGGAAACGGAACTGCTAATAGCATTAGTGGTGCGTCTGTTACATACGCAGGCGGTGGAGGAGGAGGTACAAGTACAGGGACAGCTGGTACTGGTGGTACGGGTGGAGGCGGAGCAGGTGCATTAGGTGCTGGTTCTTCTGTAGCTGGAACTGCTAATTCTGGTGGAGGTGGTGGTGGAGGTGGAAACTCTGGACTAGCTGGTTCAAATGGTGGTTCTGGTATTGTTATCATTCGTTATTTAACAGACGGGTCTACTGGCGTTTCAACATCCTCAACAGGTGGAACCATTACCACATCTGGTTCATATACTATCCACACATTTACAACAAGTGGAACTTGGACAATGGTTGCAGCAAGTGCATCTGGCCCTGCAAACCTAAAATCTTATAACACAAATGTGCTCGCTAACATTAAAAGCATTAATACTAATGCTATAGCTAATGTTAAGAGTTTAGACACTAATGTATAAAATATGCCAGAGCAAGATTTTACTAACAGAGAAATAAAACATTATTTTGACGAGATAACAAAAACTCTTGATAGAATTGAGGTCCAAGTTATGAAAACTAATGGACGAGTTTCAAAACTAGAGTTGTGGAAAGAATCAATAATGGCAAAAATATCAGTTGCCGCGGCAGGAATTGCTATTATGTGGATGGGTGTAAAAGAATTTATATTAAATAAATGACCAAACTACAACTAAAAGTAACATCAAGAAAAGATGAAGAAGAACAACTTAAAAATGTTGCTGATTTAGCTGTACAATTCATTAAGGGAGATCAAGGTATTCAGGGCGAAAAAGGTGATCAGGGAGATAAGGGGGATCAAGGGGGAAAAGGTGATAAGGGTGAAAAAGGTCCTAAAGGAGACACTGGAGATAGGGGTGAAAAAGGTGATCAGGGCATCCCGGGCAAGGATGGTAAAGACGGAAAAGACGGTAAGCAGGGACCTAAAGGAGAACGAGGTAAAGACGGCATTTCACCTAAAATAGAAGATGTTATTATCGATTACAAACAGGTAGTAAATGCACCAAAAGTAGAGGAAATTATAAGAGTCGCGACTCAATCTTCAAAAACCACATCATTATCTGAGTTAGATGACGTAGATTTGTCAGGTCTTACACAAACAGATGGTAAATATAATCTGGGCGGTGGTGGTTCTACAAATTCTTTTGAGACTGTTTCAGCAAACCTTTCAGCATATGATTATGTTATTAATTATAACGTGGACGGAGACGTTTCAACCATTGTATATTCTAATGGGGTAACTAAAACACTTAATTATACCAGCGGAGACGTAACAAGTATTGTTCTTTCAGGCTCTACACCTTCGGGAATTACCCTTACAAAAACATTGACTTACTCTTTAGGGGATGTTGTGGGTATAACTTATACTTAAACTTTGTTATACTTAAAGTACTACTTGAGGAAGTAGTGTTTACTAATTAAAAAATAATTTATGTCATTTTCTAACACAACAGAAGCGGCTCTTGCAGCAAAGCTTTTCAACAATACAGCATTACCTTGGGACGCTGCAACAGATCTTGAAGTTCACCTTCATACAGCAGATCCAGGAGAAACGGGCGTTACAACAACCAACGAGGCGACATATACATCATATGCAGCAGTAACAGTGGCTCGAACAGCAGGGGGATGGACAACTGGAAGTTCAACCGTTAATGCGGCTCTTATTCAGTTCCCACAGTGTACAGGTGGTTCAAACACAATTACTTATGTATCTATTGCACCAGCAGGAAGTACAACAATAATTGTATCCGGTGCTCTTAACAGTTCGGTGTCAGTTTCTAGTGGTATCCAACCACAGTTTGCGGCAGCAGCGCTAACAATAGTTCTTGACTAGTATGTATAAGTGTTCTAACTGTAATCTAGCAGTAATAGTTCTACCAAACGAAGCGCCTATAAAGGCGTGTAAGTGCGTAGCCCCTATTATTGCGGATATGTCAGCACAAGCATACGCACAAGCAGGCCTAACTATTTAACATGGAAATCTTAATTTACAGAAATGATGAATCAGAACTTGAAGCGTTATATTTTAACGACGTTAAAGATGCTATTTCATATATGAAATTAAGATCAGAGCAAGAAGGTAAACCGCTTTCAGACTATATAATCACAGTAAAAGAAAATGTCAGTCAATAGCGTACAACAAGTAGTAAATGCGGAAATACAAGGAGCGGTACGTCGCTATATGTGGCGTAAAGTACCTTCTCAAGTAACCACAGCAGGTTACTGGTTTGACCTCTCACTCTCTCCAGGTAATCCTGTTCCTAAGTATTGGTTTGACGCTACACCTCTTATTGCTAAAGCTATCTATCAAAGCACAGACGGAGGTATTTGGCACGGACCAAACACAACCCCACAAAATCAATACTTAAGAATGACAACAGCTATGAGTAGTTCTGGTACAGGTTTACCACTACCACTCGTACTCTGTGATTTCCTATTGTACTATCCGTCAGTAGACGATTCAGTTCTTGACCCACAGCCACTTGATAACACAGTTACACTTCCACGTTATACAGACGGAGAAGGTGTACAAGTAATTGCAGTTACAGTGGCGGGACGCACAGGAGGGCAATCATTTTACTTCACTTACACTAACAGTGACGGAGTATCGGGTAGAACATCGCAGATAGTAAACCAGAACGCAATATCAGCTATTGGAACAATTACAACATCCTCGCTCTCTACACTGTCACAGTCTGGCAATCCATTTATTGGTTTGCAAAGTGGTGATAGGGGCGTAAGAAGTATTGAATCGGTAACAATGCTTGGTGTAGACGTAGGACTATTCTCACTTATCTTGGTAAAGCCTTTAGCACAAACACAGATTCGTGAACAAACAGCACCCGTCGAAAAAGACTACTTAATAGAAACTTCTGATATACCAGAAATAAAAGATGACGCTTATCTAAGTTGGCTAACTTGCCCACAAGGTTCATTAAACGGTGTTACCCTTTTCGGAGATTTGCAAGTTGTGTATAATTAGTAAATAACAAATAATAACATGGCAGGATTTCAATCACAAGACAATATAATCAATGCTCTAAGTAACGGTCAATCTTTTAGATATGACTTTAACAAGAGTATGAACCCAACAACAGCAGCAATAGCTGGAGAGTTCCATATGACAGCAAGAGGTAACGGCAACCCAGGGCCAGACGCTCTCTTTGACACGGGGGCTAACCTCACCTTCATTGGAGTAGAAGACGACACAACAAACGCATCATCTATCCCTCACGGCGGAGATGTGCAACCAACATTCTACAAGTCACTGGCTAACATATCAGCATTTACAGCGGCAGCAACTACAGCTCCTTGCGTGGGTATTCTATTAGATGTAATCGGTTACTACCGTGTTACAACTGTTACTACAACAACAGCACAAAACACGACTAATACTCTTGGTTATGCTGACACATTCACAGCAGATGCTTCTACTGATATTTGTACATACACATCAACAACAAACATTCCTTCAAACGTACTCACAGGTACAAGAATTAGACTTACCACTACTACAACACTACCTGCTCCACTTGCTACAGCAACTGACTACTACTACATCAAAGTAACTGATTCAACTTTCCAACTTGCCACATCTTACGCTAACGCTATTGCAGGTACAGCAATTAACATCACAGATGCGGGTACAGGTACACATTCAACTTCAAGACTACTTCCTCGTTATACTAATGGTGCAGGTGTACAAGCTATTTTCTTCAACCCAGCAGCAACAGCTCTCGGTGCAGCAACTCCTAACCTTACACTTGGTTATACAAACTCAGCACAGACAGCTTCACGAGCAACTCCTGGTGTAGCACCGATTGGGAAAACTGCAGCTTCTAACTCACTAGTTCTTTATACAGGTACTGGTTCAGGAAAATATAACTACCAACACCCACTTCAAGCAGGAGATGCTGGAATCGCACAGATTGACAACATTCGTAACTCAACGTCATACGTATCGGGTACTTACACAGTGGCTCTTGTAAAAGAAATTGCTCGTGTTCCTATTACAACTCTTGGTGTTGCGGCAGAACGTGACTTAGTAAATCAACTTCCTTCACTTCCTCGCATTTATGACGGAGCGGCACTATACTGGATGGTAGGTTCTTCAACAACCACACCAGCTAACGCTAACTTCTCAGGGCATATAACTACCATTTGGAACTAATATGGCACTATTAGGAAACTACAATGTATTCCTAAAATGTCCTGTAACATTTACTGGAGGTGACGGTACAAGTGGCTTAACTGGACTACGCTCAAACTGGAATGTTGCGGGAGTCTCCCGCAACAGATTTTACGGTCAAAACTGGCTTTCTGGCACAGCAGACAGGTTTGGTGTACCTAGTGGCTATGCTTCTCCTTACGCTTGGACATTGCCACCACATTCAGGAGGTATGGGTTGTAATGTGGGGTTAGCCGGGAGTGGTACATTAACAGCTAATCTTGCAGCGGGTAAAAACCTTGAAGCGTCAATATTAGCTAGCGGAGATATTACCTCAGCAACACTTGCTCTTGTGGTAAGTATGATAGCAACACTTAATGCTAGTGGTGCTATAACAAACGCAAACCTTGTTGCTTATATCAACATGGCGGCAACCTTGGCAGCTAGTGGAGACTTAACTGGTTCACTACGTGCTATCGGGCATCTCATATCAGAAATAAACGCTACAGCCACTTTATCACCCGAAATGAATGCTACAGCTAATATGGAAGCAACAATAACATCTGATACTCCACTATCACCTAACTCTCTTGCGGCGGCGGTATGGAGCGCGCTAGCAGCAGACTTCAATGAATCAGGTACTATGGGTCAAAAGTTAAATGGAGCAGGAAGTGCTGGTGATCCGTGGACTACTGATCTTGATAGTTATACAACACCTGGTACAGCTGGAGCATTAATGAAGAAAGCAAGTAAACCTAAGATAAGTCTTTAAAAGATTTTTTAAACTATGATAAAATTAACTACAAACTTTACAAAAGGTACAACACCTAAAATTGGATTTATTATTCACGGTACTCTTGGTAATTATGATGGTGCTGTATCGTGGTTATACGAACCATGTGCTAATCGTAATCCGGTGACGTACTCATCAGCTCATTATGTGATAGCAAAGGACGGCAGAATGACACAATTAGTCAAAAATGAGGACGTAGCATGGCACGCAGGGACTGTAAGTAATCCAACACCTGAAGCGGCTAAAGTGCTTCCTAAGACGGCGTGGGGGACATACAAGAACCCTAATGAGTCATTTATAGGTATAGAACTAGAATGGTTTACTGGTGATAAGTTTACAGAAAGTCAAATAGCTGAAACCATAAGAATAATAAAAGAAAGCGGTATTAAAGACCCCATATTATTAACTCACAAACAAGTAACTGATTATAAAGCCGACTTCCCCGACACATCTATTATAAACACCTTAAAAGCTCGCCTTGCTCCTGTGGGGAAAAGTAAGGAGGAGATTAAGGCGGAAATTATTAAACTATTAAATCAATTATAATGAAGCATTTTTCGCTAAGTAAGATCAATTGGGTGGGTATTATCACAGCTTTTATTGGTGTTCTCGGGCTAACAAGTCAATTGGACTTATCAACAGACACTATGAAGGTAATACTCTTTGTTAGTGGTACACTTACTGTAATCCTTAGAACATTCTTCTCAGGTACAACATTAACAATAACAAAGCCGGAAGGCGATATGTAATATATGACATACGAAGTAATGAATAAAGTTACCGGAGTAACACATCCAGTAACACACGTGGAATTAGGCGAGACAGAAGTAAAGGTAACAACAGAAATCGGCGAAATCACTTTTAGCAATATTGGCCAAATTGGAGATTTACAAAATGAAGAGTACGCAATTCGTACCGTTGGAGATCATCTAGAAGCTGATGGTACTGGCGTAGTAGAAGACGTTGTTCCAGCAGTAGAATAGATTATATAAAAAGACCACCTTATTATAGGTGGTTTTTTGTTTTGTGTTGATAAGATTACTAGCTATTGACAAAAAAGCATCGTACAATTAAATAGTAAGCCCTTTTAACCACCATACAGGAGTCGTCATGAAAGAACGTGATCGTCACCACCGCCTTCCCCGCTCTCGTGGTGGACAGAATGGCGGTGGCAACGTTGTAACAGTTCCACAAAATCATCATCGTGCGTATCACCTTCTCTTTGGCAACATGATCCCCAAAGAAATGGCCAAGATGCTCACAGACACATGGATTGATCCCGCGTACTACCTTGTGGCGATTCCACGCCAAAAGTCTCAACGCAAAACATTCACTAAAGATGGTAAAAAGTTTCTGCAAATCATCGTGGAAATTCCCCAAGGGACTCCATACAAGGTGAAAGAAAAATGAAACGCTACTATAACTGCAAGTTTTGCGGTAATCCGATCGCTGGCGGTGACAAGGTGCTTCACGAAACAGGTGAACACTCTCATCCACTGTGTTACTTTGAGCATAAAAAGAAGCCTAAACCCAATCGCTTTGCTTACTTCCACCTTTTTGAAAGCCTACGCAAATGAAACACGACAATCTTATCGGCTCACTGCCGAAGCAACAACAACAACCCAAGTGTCTTGTTTGTCAGGCACTCAACCCGAAGGTTTACGGACGATTCCAAAATGGCGTTACCTGCTCACGCAAGTGTAACGATTCGTGGGAAACATTCGTGAAGAAAGAAACGAGCCAGAAAGGAGGTCAAAGTGGATAGCCATTATCGTCCCAATGAGTTCCTGAAGCTCACGTTCCACAAACAGGAACTACTGCTTGGCTACAACTTTTTGAAGTCCCTGTACGCCAAGTACCCGTCAGCAGATCTTGCCACAATGATCAAAGCAATGGAAAGGGATTTGTTTCCAAAGCCGAAGTTACTTGTGGTAGGCAGTGTGCACATCTGTTTCAAGTGCTTTTGCGAGCTGGATGTCCGTAAAGACCCATATCACGTTCGCACAGACGAACACGGAGTTATATCGTGGAGTCACAACCCAGAGTGTCCCCCGTTAAAGCCCGACAAAGAGCGAGACATCTAATGGAAGTAAGATGGCAAGCTCGTGTACTCTTCTGGGTGGTGGTAATAACTGTTTCACTTTTAGTACTCGTTTAACGGGGACTATTTATTTACTTCAAAAAAAGCTTTTGCAAACTTTTGAGAACATAGAGAACGAAAACCCATATCGTCTTCTACTGTAAAACAATCAAATTCAGGTATAAATCTTTTGTGTGATTTGTGCATAAAAGCAAGGGATGGTTTTCCTCTTCCTGGTCGTTGATATAATCCTTCTAATTTTGGAACATCCTCCCAATTTTCGTATTTTCTTTTTGGGATATTGAATTTACCCCATAGTGCTGTTTGTTTTGTCCACGGGCTTCCGTACCACCAAGGTTCGTATTTATAAGTTGGTTCTCCTAGATATTTTTTCAAAACTCCTTTGGCTGGATTTTCTATTACCCAAAAAGTAGGATTTGCTTCTTCTATTATTCGTAAACAGTGTTCAACTAAAAACATTCCGTCTTGTGGATTTCTTGCTTTACCATTACTTCTAGCTGTTGAGAATTCAGTACAAGGTGGGTTTGCAATTATTCCGTAGACACTTTTTGGTGGGTGATAATTTTCGACACCAATTTCACTACCTATTCTAATAACTTCGTAATCAGTATCCTGAGAATAAGGGTAACTGTCGCTTCCAGTGTCAGCACAAAGATGAAGTATTAATTTTTTCATATATAAATTATTGCGAGCACGTGGGGAAGCGTAACTAGGGTGGGCACGCTTACTTAAAAGTATATTAACCACCGTTTGTTCCCCCACCTACTAACAAATTATGTACCTAACCACCAATAGTTACTTGAATGGATTCGCAAGAACAACCTTAATAAAGTTGCTCCTAGGTTTTTAAGCTAGTTTCCTTCAAATACTATTCGTGATAATTCTCAAGATGTCACCGATATTTCTATCGGTGGTTAGATACACAATGAATGAAGATGTGCTGTAAACCCCGTCCAAGGCGTCATAAGAATCAAACCTGCTTAGTGTGCGGTACCA